GTTGGAATACGAGCAGACACAAGTTTAATATTAGAAATGTCATAAATTGGGTTATCTAAATTGACTACATAACTATTGGCGTATGCGTATACACTTGTATCTCTTTCACTGCTATCTATGTTAAGGGTGTGGACCTTCATTAAAATACATGGACAATATTTTAATGACTGTTTTTGTCTATTACAAACCAATTTTCTACTGATAAAGGGAGTGCGCGAGTGGGTTATTCTGGAGTTGTCTCTTAGCGATGCCTAGGTCCTTAGTGTTAGGATTAGCATTACCCTTGTAAGAGTTGAACTGGTGGAAAGGTTTTTGCTGGTAGTTTTGACTCCAGCCACCATTCGCGGGGGCAACACGACCATCAATACGGGTCGTATCACTACGAACTGCTGTAAGTGCACCACCCTGCTTGAGGGCACTCTCACGAACATTCATGCGACCAGCATTACCCATCCTGTTTGGTTTACCTCTGCGGTCTTCTGGGCGGAATCCATATTTCATGAGTTCCTCGTTGGTCTTGGCAGTTACCTGAGCGGCGACACCCTGTGTGTACGCACCATGATGACTGTTAATACCTGGGGCTGGCCTGTTTCCATATGCATATTGTTCATCGTTACGATCACTCTTAAATCTGGTGGGGTCTTGGGCCAGGGTCTGCGCGGAAATGAAACGCTTAGCACCATTGAAACCTAACCCATCGTTGCGAAAGCCAGTTTCTGAGCGGTTGGTGGTACGCTTAGTTCTCTCGTGCTCGTTGCGTGGAACCACCCCAGTCATACCTTGAGCACGTCCAGCCATGGTGGGTCTCCTCGATGGAAGGAAAGCGGTAGTTTCGGGTTTATTGTGAGTAAGCTGACCAACGACAGCGGAGCGACCACCAGTGACATCAGCGGCGGGACCGGTGCGTCCTGGAAGTGAGGTCAACTTGTACTCACCAACATTCACAGGGTTGACCCTGAAAGTTTGCTGGAAACCACCAACCGCGGGTACACTGGGGTCCACACCTAAACCTGGACCAACCATCTGCTTTTCAACTGGGGAAAGGTTGTTCATACGACCATTGTCATACATCCGGTTTCTCATGTTCAAGATTTCTTCACCACCACTACGTTGTTGTGCAGTGATATCACCAAAACTCTCCATCTCCCTCTTGTGTGGAACCTGGGCTGTAGGTTGAAAGTTATTAGATTCTATAATTTCTGGGTTTTTCATTGCTGGTTCAGCGACAGAAACTTTTGGTGGCTGGGACTTGATACTCAAGTTCCTCCCCGCAAATACAAGACCGGCAACGGCCATGAGTGATATAGGATCAGCCATTCTTACTTCTTATTAACATTTTTATTAAGGTACCTTTGCTGGAACAGACCATTCTGGACATCAGCTCTGGTGCTCGAAGGTTCATAACTCATCGTGCGAAGGGGAACCTTACATTCCATATTGCTTAGGGGAAACAGGTTTCGCTCATAAGTCTGTACGATATGCTTGTTAAATCGGGAAGTAGATTGAGGGCGGAGTTGATCACTTGTCTCAATATATTGTGCTGGGGAACCCTTACCCGCCATGTATGGGGCAGTACCGTACAACATAGTGCTGGGACGGCAACTACCACAGTTGAGGCTACCGGGCTGGGGGTATACAAAAATTTCATCGGTCGCTTTTACGGCGGGTAGAGCACCCGAGTTTTGAACAATGGAAAGTCCAGGTTGAAGCTGGTACGCCATTTATTATTACACAAGAATATTTATCTAAGCAGTGCCCGGTGTTCCCCTAGACATACCTGAGCGTTTGTCACCATCTGAACCTAAACCACTAAAAGCCGACAATTGAACACCTCTAGCATTGGGGTCACAAAATCGGGTATCACTCTTGCACATTGGTGCATTTTTTTTACCATAACACGCCTCCGCGAAAGCTGTTTGGTCCCCTGGGATATTAGTCACTGGGTTCGAAACAAACTGACGTTCCATAGCATTGCGAAGGTACTTGGGCATAGGAGTACGAGAACGTCCTGCATCATATGGGATACGGTCGCTACTATAGGCCTGAACGAATGGTTTGACTGTGGGGTAATAACACGCCTCCAATCTATTAGGCGCATCGGTATAATCAGTGATAAGAACGTTTCCCATAGGGTTGTCTTGGGTGGGCATTTGACATGACACACCTTCGACCGAACCACCATAGGTTTCCTTAACCATTCTAGACTTATAAAGAACATACACAACACCCAACACCGTCGCACCTAATACGAATACTCGTGGGTCACGTCGAATGAGATAAAGCATAGTGCACACATAAATGATAAAACGAGAAGCAGCGTTTACCCTGTCTTCTGGTGATTGCTCACCAGTGGGCCAAAATTGGGTGACCTGGTCAGCATCAAAAAGC